GCAAAAAACAAAACTAACAAACTTAAATTAGAGTTGGAGGCAATGAAACAATGAAGATAATGGATAAACTAAGCACATATGCGGCACTTTTAGGTGTTATTGGGGCAATAGGTGGGGGCTTTTACACATGGGGCCAGTTTAACTCACGTCTTGATGCAATAGAATCTACACCTGCAGTTAATTTAAGCCCACTAAAAGAAAAAGATAAAGAACTTAATTTAAAAGTAGATAGTGCTTTACTCTATGCTAATGAATACAAAGTTGATTTGATTGATAGAATTGCACAAGTAGAAGAAAAAATACAACCTGTAGATTTAACTTCTGTGTTTTCACAGATTGGTAAAGTAAGAGAAGAAATAGCTATGCTTGATATACCAGAAGATACAGACTTAACTGATGTGTATGCAGAGATATCTGGAGTAAAAGAATCTGTAGCAGGTATACAGATACCTAATATAGATGGATTAAAAAAAGATATTAAAGAAATAAAAACTATTCTATCTGATATGGAAAGAAATATTGCTATTGCAATGAAAGAAAATGAAGTGCAAGATGCACAGATAGATGAAATAAAACTACAAAGTAAAAATCCATTAGGAGGATAATAAATGCCACACGGAGGTTATCATGGTTCTGTAAAAGGTTTAGGCCAATCTAATAAACCCGATACTAGTGCGTATCAACAAGCGGCACAATCTATGATGTCCGCAGGTATAAGTAATTTATCTGGCTCAACTACATCTGATAAAAAAGGAAAAGAAGCTAAAAAAATACAGCAAAATTTTCAAAATAATAACAATAATAACAACAATAATAATAATACTGTTGACCCTATTGTTCCTAAACCAAAACCAGAACCAGATAAAAAGAAAAAAGAACTTAGATTAACTATTCCGGGGTCAGACCCAGATAAAGATAAAAGACCTAAAACTGGAGTTACTACAGAAGTAAATAAAGCTAAAGATGAAGGGCCAAATTTATTTGGTAATCTTCAATATAATATGGATTTAACAACCCCATCTAGTTTGATGTCAAATGAAAATACTGCAACACCACCTAAATTAGCTTTACAAAATAATGAACTTAAATTTAGTGTAGAAGATTTTGTTATGTCTAATGTACCCGAATCTTTACACAATACTGTTGGAGCTTCTTATGCTATTGTTAAAGCGTATATAGACCAAGGTTTTGATTTTGATGTAGGAAAATCTGGAAAAGTAACTTTAGATTGGGCAAATGATTTTAGTATACAATATAACGTGGAGTTTTAAATGGCATTACCAGTAACAGACCAACTAATAACACAGATGATGACAGAGAATGTTAGAACACAACCTACTACTCCAATGGAAGGAAATGTATCTAGACCTATGATTGTTGCAGATTTATTAAGTGCTATGAGGGATGTTAATTTTAGTCAGTTGATGGAACAGTATGGAAATATTGCAGGTGCACCTTCAAAAAAATCTACACCAATGACACAAGGATTAATGAAAGAACAATCTCCACAAATTCCTCCTACACCTTTAAAACGAGACCAAGTACAAACAACAGAACAACCACAAACACAAGAGCAAACACCACAGATAGAAGAAGAAATTCAAGTTCCTACACCAATGAAAAATGCTATGGCTATGAATACTTTAGCACCAACAGGTTCTATTGAAGAGGATAAAGGATTGATGTCAAATACTTCGCAACAAATTGCGTAGTTCTTCATCAAAGTGATATGAATCTGCTTTGCAATGATTTACAATAGCAGATATTAAATGAGCATAGTAGTCATCACCAAGTTCTTTTAGGACTTCTTTAGTAGGTAATGACTCATGCTTTGTAATTAAATTACCATTATTATTTATTGACACCACAGTGCTAAAAAGGATTGCCTCTTTAGTTTTTGGTGTCATTTTTTTTGCCCTCTTCACTAATAAAATCTGGATTTATTTTATCATCAAGTTTGGGTAACTTACTTAATACTGCTATACCTTGGGCTACTTCTTGATAGGGCCTAGTAAACATGTATTTCATTACAGTGTTTAACTGTTCTTGTGTAATAATATAATTCATTATTTTTTCTCCTTAAATTTAATTTCTCCTGCAATAGCACTATATGCCGCCATATCAATATAGGTATCCTTACTAACTGCACCCAGTTTAGTACGGGCTATTTTTAATAATGACATCATAATTGCTACATCATGAGCCTTTATATCTTTATCTAGATAGGCAGACCATAGCCTAGCTATATTATTATGGTTATCTACTTTATCTCCATAATCCTTTTGTCTATCTGTGCCAGATAATCTGATAGCCTCAGATAAAAATTCTTTTGTAATCATTTTTTTTCCTTTTTAAATTTACGACCTACAACAAATACAATACTATTAATTACTGTGTTAATTGTTACCATAGATAGTAACCACCATTGCCAAAATTCTATCGTCATATTTTTACTAAATCAGTTAAAGGTACTAAGTATCCTTTTGATGTTAAATTATCTCCGCCCGGCACAACTCTATAATCTTTACTAACTAATTTTTTTAATCTTGATAATGGAATATGTATAGAGAACATATGCCTATCTCCAGTGCTTACTATTTTAAATATCCATGTATCAGATTTACTAGAACGAATACCACTATCCTTACCTCTTGATTGAAACTCTACATACACATTACCTGTTTTATGTGCCATTCTATCTGTTTTTAATTCAAAGTTTTCCATAGACTTCATGACAAGTTTTTCATGTTTCTTACCATAGGATAAGTCTTTAGAAAATTTAGTTACAGAGAAATCGCTTTCTCGTAATTTTTTAATATTATTACTCTTGTTTTCTTTTATCTGTGTTTTCATTAATGTAACCTATTTTTTTTTAATTTAAGCATGTCTTCAAGAGTAACATTATATTCATTTTTAGGATTAGTTAAAGATTCTACTCCCTCATCAAATATTATATCTGGTCTTTCTAATGCCATTTTAACCATACCATGTGCTATAGTTAATGCAATACTATACTCTGAAGTAAGGGGTATATTTTTAGGCTCAATAATAGTACAGCCAAATCCCTCATCAGCAGGGTATACTGATATTGTAATAATATTTTTATTATCTAATCCATTACTATTCTCCATTTTATTTTCCAATTAGTTTTAAAAAATGCATAGCGTCAACAATAGCTAATGGCTGATGATTATTCATTTTAATTATAGCAACTGGCACATCCGTTACTTTAGAATTACTTTGTGCTTGAGCAATAATATCATATATACCTTTAAATGTTTCTTTGTTTTTACATTCAAAAGAATAAGGTATTAATTTTTTAGCAGGGTTAGATAATTTAATATCTTCTCCTGTCTCACCCATTATAGCACAACTTACATCATTATCATCTAATGTTTTAAATATAGAGAGTAGGGTATCTCTTACCCAATTTTGTAGCCTTCTACCTTTGGCTTTTCTACTGCGTACTGTCGACATCTTCTTTTCTACTATCAACCTTAGTATACCAAAAGTATTTAGGATTAATAGCTTTTGATTGCTGTTGTGGCAAATATTCTAATCCTTCCCAACATGCTTTTTTATATGGACAAAAAGAACATTCTTTTCCAAGGACTCTGTTACCTGTTAATTTTTTATTAAAAGATTCTGGTATATCTTCATATAATCTTTTAAATGGAGCGTTGGTATTTAATGCATGAACATTTTTCTTTGCTTGTTCAATAGCTTTTTTCTTATGTTCATCATCATTAATAGGAGTCTCAACTACAGACCATTCTCCAGTAGATTTATTAATAGCAATCCAACCCCCAAACTCTTTATCATCTGCACCTGCATATAAATATCCTTGGGATACATAGCCAAATGGGTCGTCTTTTAATAAGGCATCAAAGCCTCCTGCCTCACCAAATTTATATTGAAAAGAATATGGGGATGCACTTTTTATATCCCATATCTTATCCATAATTTTTACATCATATGTACCATTGATTTCATCATCACCAAATACATATTTAACTTTCTTTTGAAAGTCATCTATTTTAACACCAGATGATTTTAATATTGCTACAGCCAATGCTTCAATTAAATCTCCAAATATAAATCTCATTTTAGAATTGTATGGGGGTGTCTCAGCTTCTGCCCCACTCTTTTCCATTTGTAATTGACAAAGGGGTCTACCAATCATACTCATACGAGGTTTAAATTCTGTTTCCCTTTCCTCTACAAATTGTTTTACAAAAGCTTGTTTACAAGCCTCTCCAAATTCATTTATAATAGTACTAGATATAGGAACAGAGGCCTTATTGGCCTCCGTTAAAAATAATTGTACTCTGTTTAAAATACTAGACACTAAGCTTGTAACACCATTTCGGGGTCATCAGAAAGTTCATTAATAACTTTTGCAGATGCCGCATCGTGTTCCTTATTGCTATTGGCGTTTTGCCATTTTGTTGATACTCGAGTATTTTCTTCTTCAATTAAAGCATTAAACATATCCATATGTTCTAAGTCTTTTTTAGTAAAAGCAATTTCCTCGTTACCTATATTTACTTCTGACACATAGTACACATTACTACCTGCCTTTCTTCTTTTTGTCGTTAGATTTAATACATGATTTTGCATTAAACTTTCTCTACCTTTAAGACTTTTTAAAGCCTCTCCAATAGGTGTAAAGTTTGACCCTGTAACTCTAAACAATACAGGCATAGCATCTACTTTTGTAGGCTCTCCTGTAGGAGTTGTAGCATCCATAGAAACTAAACCATATACTAAACGATAACATTTAATATTACGTTGAGCATCTACTTGTGCTTGAGTTAATTGTTCTTTATCTTTACCTATTACTTTACCACATCTAACTCCACCATTTGTATCAATGGGTTCATCTTTCCATGATTTAAAGATAACAGAAGAGCATGGATAATTATTATTATCTGGGTCATACTCCATGTATTGATAAGCATTAATAAAAGGTCTAAATTGTATAGCCTTATCCTTAATACTATAAACTTTAGATTCTATACTAGAATCATAAGTACTATAAACGCCTGCTGATAATTGATTTCCATCATCATCTTCAGCCGCTCTATTTATTATAAGCCTGTCAATTGTGCCTGTACTTATTACAGACCCATCATCTTGGCCGGTCATTTTCATTATCTCCTCTTTACTAAGAGAGTCAAATGCCTTCAAGTCATTTACCATAGTTTACCTTTCTTGGTTAATTTAAATATACCTATAACATACTAGACAGGATACTGTCAAGAAGCATAAATTTTTGTGTCTAACCAATTAGAGCCTACTTTTAATTCAACATCTAGTGGAACATTGAAATCAATTCCATACATATCTTTCATCCGTTGAATTACTCCCAAACACCCATTGTTTAGGCACGAAGCGACTACTCGTTCTTCACCGGGAAAAACATCTGCCACAATAGAGTCATGCACAGTATTGATAAGTAGGCTCTTGGTTTTATGTTCCTCTAATAATTCTTGTATATTTATACAAGCTAAAGGAACAATATCAGCAGTAGCAAATCCCTGCACAGGATAATTTTTTATCTGTGTAGAAAAACTTGAACCACCCCATGACATGCGTTCTACTTTAGGAAAGGCATACTGTCTACCTGTTGGTAGCGTAACAACTTTTGTTCTAATTGCCTCATTTTGTAGTTTTTCATGCCAAGCTTTTATATCCGGATATTTTTTTAAGAAAGCCGAATAATATCTTTTCTCATCTTCAGAACCAGACATACCCCCATAAAGAGGTTTAAATGTATGAGGCTTTGCCTCTTGTCTAGAACATCCAATAATATCTGCTGTATATTGATGTACATCTACACCATTATTTATATCTTCTATTCCTTGTTTATCTTGAGCAAGAAATACAGCAGTTCTAAATTCTAATTGTGCATAATCTATTTCCATAATACTACCACCATCAAATCTAGAACTAATAACTTTACGAATAGGAAAGGTACTACCTCTAGGTTGATTTTGAAAGTTAGGATTACGACTTGATAGTCTACCTGTTGATGTTACAGTTTGCATAAACCTAGGATAAAGAAAACCTTTATCCGTTGTAAATTTTTTTATACCATCAACAAAAGTACTAAGGTATGTTTCTAATGCATTGTATCTTACAATTTTCTCAACAAATAATTTTAAATCTTCATTAGCTGTTTTAGATATTTTAACTAAAGTTAGCCTATCAGATTTAAATCCACCTTCAGATATTTCCATAACAGAAGTTACTTTACCAGAAAATCCTGCCTTATCATTTAATTTTTTATATACAAAACCTTCACCTTTACATTCAGAACATTTACTTAAATTTTTGTATGGACTGCCATCTACTTTTATTTTTTGTATAGTTCCTCTACCCTTACATACAGGACATTGCTCTGCTTTAGTTTTATAGACAGGCTCTAATTGACTATCAAATATTTTTTTTAATTGTTTTATTGTAAATCTAGGTCTGCGTTTTTGTTTTTTTGTAACCTTATCAATACCTAAATTAAATATTCTAGACCACTCTTTTTTATTTTTTACTTGCACTCCATAAATTAACCAAGATAATTGCTCTGGACTTGCAGGATTAATTTTGGTATCTCCCATACGAGTATATATTTCTTCATCTATTTTTACTCTCAGTGCATCATACTCTGTTTGAAAATCTTTTTCAACTTCATCTAATGCTTTTCTATCAATGTAAATACCATTGTCTTCCATCTTTGTTAGCACAACCACAAACTGACACATGTTTTGTATTGTTTTAATTAAATGTTTATGTTGTGGTTTTTTTAATTGTGACATTTGTGCATCAAATAAAGACCTTGTTGCTTTAACATCTAGCCTACCATACTCTTCTACAATACCAATAGGTATATTTTCAAATGAGATATTATTTTTTAGATAAGGTTCTGTTAAATCAGATTTTTGTATGACACCTCTAAATGCACAGCAATCTTTTAATGTTAAACTTCTTTTAATACCTCTATTAAAAATATATTCTACTAGCATTGTATCACAAACTCTACCATTATATTTAAAACCTGCTTCCCATAGCCATAACAAATCAAACTTTATATTATGTCCTACAAGTAATGTAGTCTTATCTAGTATATCCTGTATTACTTTTCTATTAGGTATACCTTTAAATTCTCTGTGTTTAAAAAATATATATTCATCATTAATACCAAGAGATACTAAAAAGTTATCTGGATTTTTAGCTGAAGGGTCTTTCTTTCCTTCATCATTAAGTTGAAAACTTGTCTCTACATCAAATACACTAATCATTTTCTATAACTTTCTTGGGTTTCTATACTATGACAATTTGCACAAAGAACTATACATTTTCTCATTTCTATTTTTATTCTCCCCCATTGTTTATAACTACTTCTTCTCATGCATGCAACATTTTCTATTTTTGTAGATGGGTCTACATGATGAAACTGTAATGCCACTGGATTTTTTTTATAACCACAATGAGAACAACCTTTAAATCTTTTAACTCTATCTATCCTATTTGTAATCCAAGCACGAACAGTCCTATGTCTTCTAATACTACCTTGTCTTTTATTTTCCCAACCTTGAGGAGAATACCACATAGGTTTACCTCTTCTATCTTTTCTTCCAGAGTTTTGTGAATGATATCCGCCAAATATAAAACCATCTTCTCTTGTTGTCACCCCTCTAATCATACATCATACCTTGATAATTCTGGTATTATAGTACAAACAATCTGTCCATGCCAACCTGTTATTTTATTTTTACTTATGTATAGGCCCCTTACATTTTGGTCTGTATCAACTTTATCTCTAAAACCTACACCAATAATAACATCTGCCTCTGCGGCTTTACCTGTTTTACTACCCTCCATCATATCAAATGTTAATTCAAATTTACCATGACCATCTGCCGATGCCTGTGATATAGCAACAACACAGCAATTATTTCTTTTAGCTATTTCTCTTGCCCCGGTATACACAGCCCTAAGTTTTTCATCTGTTCTAGCAAAATTACCTTTAACATTTACTTTGTCTAACTGGTCTATAACTAATATATCTGGTTTTTCTTTTTGTACAAACTCATCTACCTCATCTAATGACCAATCAACAGTATCAAGTATCTTAATATTTTGTTCTACTTCGGCCCATTTTTCTTTAGTTTTATCCATATCTGCTCGTATTTCATCAAAGGTCATGCCTGTATGAGCATTAATTAGTCTCATCTGTGTCCTAATTGCAGGCTCTTCATTGATAAGTGCACATACTTTAGCACCTTGAGAGGCAAATCCGTCAATTCCTGCGACTAAATTTACCCAGAACGCTGTCTTACCACTCTCGGGTCTCGCAAATACAACTACAAGATTTCCTTCACCAACACCATTAACTTTATCTCTTAGCATAGGAAGATTAAACTTAAATTTTGTATTATCTTTTAATTTATCTATTAAACTGTTTACATCTGATGTAATATATTCATACTCATCTTTATCTATATCATCAAAAGATATTTCTAATTCTTTTTTTATTTCTGCAAAATCAGAGTCTTTACCATTATATATCTCTGTTGCTAATACTGCAATTTTATTTGCTATTCGTCTTTTAAATAGAGAACGAATAATATTATTGGCTATGTTTTCACTAGGTAATGTTAAACTTTTTATCTCATCTATTAAAGAATAAAAGTTTTCTTTCTTTGCTCTTGTAGATGCAGGATTGTATACATCCATATGTAACGAAGATACTTCACTAATACTTAAATCATTATCAGAATCATCATGTGCATTTTGAATTGTTTCGTATAGTTCCCCTGTACCATTAGTAAAAAATTCTTTTGATAATTTACTTTTATTTTTATTATAAAATTTTTTATTTAATAATAATTTTATTAATTCCTTTTCCATTTTGTCGCTTTCATTTGTTTAATTATTTCTTTCATTACATTTGTTTTATTTTTATCTTTCCATAAATCTATATAAAACTTTGCAGTTTTTTTGTCAAGTTTACAAGGTGCAAGAGACAGAGGCCATGTTCTTAAATATGCCAAATAACTTCTACAACCCATCATGTACATAGGAAGTTCATTTCGTTTTAATTTTAATTTTTTATACTCCCCATTATGTGCATACACACAATGAAAATATTTTTGTTTTTCTAAAATAAACCAAGGATGTGTGCCACAATCAACTAATTTCCACATTACGATATCACCTTGTAATCATTTCCATAATGCCAGTCATCTGTTTCTTTACATCCAGAACAAATTCTATTTCCATTCCAAGTGCTTTCAAATGGTTTATAACACATCATACATTTTCTTTCTTTTTTATCAACATTTGGCTTTTCTTTTTTATAACCAGTTTTCCACATCTCTGTATACTCAGCTTTTTCTTTTAACATTTTTTTTACTTTCCCGTAACATATCAATCCATATATCTTCAAATGAACGTATACTTTTTTTTATGTTCGATTTTGTTTTTACTTTATCTTTTAAATTCATGTACATGAAATCAACTAGTAAGTCAAGAAACTGTTGTTGAAACATTTTTTTAGGCATTACCACATTTCTCCTCATCTTTTACTTTGCTACAATAAAACTCTTTTGCTTTGTTTTTCTTTGTCTTTTGTTTTTCTAATATTTTCTTTTTCTTCTCTGGATTTGGACTAGTCTCTAATGCCTCATCAATAACTTGTATAGTTTCTTTTGCAACAAAGTAAGTACAGCTATTTAAAAATAAAAATATTATTAAAATTTTATACATTAGTGACTCCCTATGTACATATCGCTTTTTTTGCATGACTTGCAAAATCTATCAAACTTACTTTGAATATAATATTTTCTATTACACAAATAGCATGTACCTGTACCTATTGTTTTGTAATAAAAATTGTGCCTGCCTCTAGGTCTTTGTACTGTGTATCCTGCTTTGTGTTTATCTCGATGAAATTTACCAATTACAGCATTTTTAGTTGTTCCTAATTCTTTGCCTACCTCTGTAAATGATAAACCTTTTGCTTTAAGTTCTTTTGCCTTTGTAAATTTTTCTTCTGTCCATACTATTTTCATTGAGTTACCCACCAATCTGGTGCAGATACACCACGTTCCCATTTGGCAAAATAAGATTTAGCACCTTTATAATATTTTCTGTATGCAGTTACATAATCTTTATCTTTGTATTCATCTGGCATACATTGAGGGGGTTCAGTAATATAATCGGGATGCATTTGTTTTATAATTTTATTAGAATAATTTTTATCTAAAATAATATTTAAAATAGTTGATGACTTATGTAATTTATTAAATCGTTTATAATATTCTTGACTAATAAATACAGCATTTTCTAACGCCCAAATAAAATTTTGTCGAGTATGTCCGACCCATATAGTCATAGGATGTTTAGGATAAGCAGGTTTATATAAATCTTCTAAACGTTCTTTTGCATTTGCTTGAACAGCAGTTGATAACATCTGTGCTGATTCTAATAACATTTTTGGCACATGCTTATCACATAAAGCATTAGCCGCCCATTGTGGGTCTTTGTGTAAAAAAAATATATTCATTAGTCTCTTTCTGTAAATGTAATTTGTATTTTACAATTTGTATATCCATTTGTCAAATTATCTTCATACTCTTCAACAAATCTACATAATTTTTTTATATTTATTCCATCATTAGATTTTGTTTCTGTAATAACTTGATTTTTCTTTTCTTTACTATTGTTCCATTTAGAACCTATAGTTTGTATTATATATTCATCTACATATGTCATTGAAATAAACTTTCTATTTGTGGTTTATCAAAATACTTCAAATCATCTTGAAGTATCTTTATTTCAGTATCCATATAATACCTTAGTTGATTGCTTATGTCAAATGCCTTGGTAGTTGCATCTCTATCAAGTGCCACAATAACTTTCTTAAACTTTTTTTTGAGTACTGGAATATAACTATCTGGTAAACTTGTACCCATTAAAGCTACACCTGTATGAACTTCTGATACAGCACAAGCACTAGCACAATCTTCTACAAGCACAGCTATATCACTACTACCACAAATAAACGGATAGGATTTATCTCCATACATAAACCATTTAGGATATACCTGTGAGTTTAATCCCCTACCTACTGCACCCCTTATCTTTTCTTTTTCTTTTATAAGAAAGACTGCTCTGTGTTGTTTTACATCATACATAAAACTTGCTTTTCCTTTTATGTGAGACTCCATGCAATGATTTTTTTTAAAATAATCTGTACATTTATCGGTAGAAAAAACACTAACAAAACTTTTAGGTAAGATAAATTCCTTTTCCTTTTCTTTCGTTACTACGGTTTTGTTTTCTGCTAAGGTTTTTTCTACTTGTTGCATTGTCATTTCTCCTTGATGATTTCCTTTAGCTGTACAAGATGCATGAAAACAATACCAAAGTAAATCAGCATTGTTTCTTTTTATTGTGAGTGTGTTAGTGCCATTACAAAATGGGCAATCCATTCTAGTATCTACTTCACCAGATGGCACAATAGTTTTAATTAAATTTAATTGTTGGGAAAAATTCATATATAAAAGGTATACATTATAAATAAAAAAAAGTCAAGGAAGCAGGAAAATATATAAAACAACTCCCTTGACTCGTCAAATCAGCAAATTCCGAGTTTATAACCATATGCTAGCTATGGGCAGTTTGGATAGAAGCAAACCTAATTATGACGCTCATTTGCCGAAACTTTTAAACTTAATGTAGGTACGATAGACACACGTTGTCCGAAGAGCTTATAAAGTAAGATTATCGTACCTACCAAATGTTACCTAGCATTTGAACAGGGCAAGTAGTGAACTAGGACTTGCACTAGGGATAAATCTTTAGACTATGCTTATTGCACATTCATGGTCATATCCGAGCCATTATAGTGAGACCCGCCAAGGGCGTAGGTTTTCACTATTTTAGTTCTACTCTATGACTCCATCTACCAGTCAAACTTCGGATAAGCATAGAACTAATTGATACTGACCTCCCTTTTTTAAGTACTTACGGAACACTAGTCGGTGGCGGTTTTATCCACTTTCACAGTATCAAACTCTTAAAACTTTTATCCTTTCATATTTAATTATAAGTATACTATAAACTAATAGTATTCTTGTGTCAAACTAACGCAAACTATCAGCATATTCTTGAACTTCTTCTTTTATACAATCCTTCGTTATATATTTCATATATGTTTCAGAAGTCTTTACTACTTTATTCCACACATTATCAACAATACCATCAAAACCATCTAATGTATCTCCATCATAATGTTCTGGAATTTCTTTAGCAATCTCTTCTAAACAATTTTCTCTTTGTTGTAATTCATAAGCCTCATGGTTTATATCACTCATAATAATGTCCTAACTTTATGTATAATTCTATCAGCGTCAGTTAATAGTTCCCCTATCTTACTTGCTGTTTCATCATTCTTTAATCGTTTTGTTTCTAAATATTTTGAATAGGCACGAACTAAATGTGTTAAGTCCATATCTAAAATATCTTCATACTCTTGTTTATTTTTTGAAAAATGCCTTTCATATTCATTATCAATTATATCACTAGGAATAGTTCTTTCACTTGCTTTATATTGTACAGATAATAAATCTCTAACTGTTAATTTATCTTTTGAAAGTATTTCAAAGATTTCTTTTGTGCTAGTCATTCTTTACCTCCTTAATTGAATTTAATATAGCTTTACCAGATTTAGTTAGATGATAAGATATATCTACTATCTTATTAATAAATGTATCGGTACTAAAAGCATACACCCACATTGCATCTGATGGCGTTGTTACAACTCCATTTTTAGTATGAAATTTATATTTAGGATTTCCATTATCAGAATTATTTAATTTCTGAACTCCTGTAATTTTTATATTTTTAATGCTTATGATAGCTGACATTAGTTACCTTTCTATCCCAACAAGCCCTACAATCTCTACACTCATTATCTTGAAATCGTGCAGGACAATCATGACCTACTGGTTTTGTTTTATGATTAACAGTAGAAGTATACTTATAACTTTTTATTGGCTCTCCGTCAACCATAGGTGCAGACAATCTAACCATAAGATTATCTGGAAACTGTTTGTATATCTTGAGGTAATCAAATACTACCTTGACTTCTCTTGTAGGTAGCCAGTGCTCAATTTCTGGCGTTTGTTGGCATATCATGACT